CCCCCGGTCCTGCTCCCCTACCAGCAGGCCTGGATCGCCGACGACGCCCAGCTCAAAGTCGCCGAGAAGTCGCGGCGCATCGGCCTGACCTGGGCCGAAGCCGCCGACGACGTGCTGATTGCGGCCGCCGACGGCGGGCAGAACGTCTACTACATCGGCTACAACCAGGACATGGCCATTGAGTTCATCGAGGCCTGCGGCATGTGGGCGCGCGCCTTCATGCCAGCCTGCACCGAGATCGGGGAGTTCCTGTTTGAAGACAAAGGCGAGAACGGCCAAGCCGACAAGTTTATCCAGGCGTTCCGCATCCGCTTTGCTTCCGGCTTTGAAATTGTAGCGCTGACCAGCGCCCCGCGCTCGCTGCGCGGTCGGCAGGGCTATGTCATTCTGGACGAGTTTGCTTTCCATGATGACGCAGAAGGCCTGCTGAAGGCCGCAATGGCGCTGCTGATTTGGGGCGGCAAGGTGTTGGTGATCAGCACGCACAACGGTGCGGACAACCCTTTCAACAAGCTGATCGAGGATATTCGCAAAGGGGAATATGGCGACGACGCCAATGTTGTGCGCTGCACCTTTGACGACGCCATCGACAACGGCCTGTATGAGCGGGTCTGCCTGAAGCGCGGCATTGAATGGTCGGCCGAGGGCGAGGCCAAGTGGCGTGCCAATATACGCAAGATTTATCGGCACAATGCGGCTGAAGAACTTGATTGCATTCCAAGCGAAGGCAGCGGCGTCTATCTGACCCGCGCGCAGATCGAAGCCTGCGCCGTGCCGCCCGACCGCGTGGTGACACTGCGCTTCGCACCTGAGCTGAAGTTCGAACTGCGTGACGAGGCTGATCGCGTATCCTATGTGCAGAGCTGGCTAGAGCAAACGGTCAAGCCGCTGCTCGACGCGCTGGACCCGCATTTACAACACGCCTTCGGGCAGGACTTCGCCCGGTCCGGCGACGTCTCTTGCATGGTGCCCTTGCAGATCGGGCGCGACCTTGTGCGGCACGCGCCATTTGTGATCGAGCTGCGCAACGTCCCCTATGAACAGCAAAAGCAGATTGCTCTTTATGTGATCAAGGGATTGCCACGGTTCATGGCGGGCAAGTTCGATGCCACTGGCAACGGCGGCTATCTTGGCGAAGTGGTGACGCAGGCGTTCGGCGAAAACATGATCGAGCGGGTGACGCTCTCACAGGCGTGGTATGCCGATAACATGCCCAAAATGAAGGATGGGATCGAAGGCAAGCGCCTGCTGTTCCCGGCCAATGACAATCTGGTCAACGACCTGCGCATGATCATGCTGGTGCGGGGCATTCCTAAAGTGCCGGACAGCAAGACCGCCGACGGGTCTGACGGTTTGCCACGGCACGGCGACTTCGCGGTCGCGCTCTGTCTTGCTTATGCTGCCAGCCGCTCGAGCAGTGTCACTTATGACGGCTTCCGCGCTGTCACTGCTGAGACGCTCAAATCCCGCGACCATGACGATGATCTGCCGTTCGGGCGCGGCTCCCGTTTCTCCAATCAAGGTGCATGGTAATGGCTGTTTCCCCCATTCTCGACCATCGCGGGCAGCCGTTTGACCGGACTGTTCTGGCCGAGGAAATCTCTGGCCCGCTGATCTCTGGCGTGCGCAACATCCAATCTGGGCACCCGGCGCAGGGGCTGACGCCCGCGCGCATTACAGCGCTGCTGCGCGAAGCCGAAGAGGGCGACTGGATGCGCTATTGCGAACTGGCCGAGGAGATGGAGGAGAAAGACCTCCACTATCTCTCTGTGCTTTCCACCCGCAAGCGCGCCGTCTCTCAACTCGACATTCGCGTCGAGCCGGGGGCAGACACGCCCGAAGCGCGCAAACATGCCGCGTTGGTGGAGAAGTGGCTGGAGCGCGACACCCTCCAGATCGAGCGCTTCGACGTGCTCGACGCTATCGGCAAGGGCGCTTCTTTCACTGAGATCATCTGGGATTTTCAGGCGACCGGTCCGGACGGCGCGCAAGTGTGGCTGCCGGGCAAGCTCAAGTGGCGGCTGCCGCAATGGTTTGAGTTCGACCGGATCGATGGCGAAACACCGCTGCTGCGCGATGAAGGCGGCATGCCCCGCCCGCTGCCCGCCTTCAAATTCATCACCCATGTGCATGGGGCCAAGTCTGGCCTGCCGGTGCGTGGCGGCCTCGCCCGTGCGGCGGCATGGGGCTATCTGTTCAAGAATTATGCCATCCGCGACTGGGTCTCCTTCCTTGAAGTGTTCGGCAAACCAATCCGCACGGGCCGCTATGATCTGGGCGCGGCGGAAGGCGATATTCGCAAGCTGATGCGCGCGGTGGCGCAACTGGGGCAGGACGCCTCTGCGGTTTACCCGCGCTCTATGGACATGGAGATTATCTCTGCCTCTGGCGGCACCAGCCCCAAAGAAATGTGGCTGGCGAAAGCGCAGTATTGGGATGAGCAATTTTCCAAGGCGGTGCTCGGCCAGACCAGCTCATCCGACGCGAAGGCCGGGGGCCTTGGATCAGGGCAGGCCGATCTGCACGGCGACGTCCGCGATGACATCGCCAATGCCGACGGCGTGTCTGAAGCGGCAACCTATAATCGCGATCTGGTGCGCCCGATTATCGACCTCAATTACGGCCCGCAGGCTGTCTATCCCCGGCTCATGATCGAGAAGCCCAAGCCGGTTGAGATCAAGACCGAAATCGAAGCTGCTGAAAAGCTGGCGGGCATGGGCGTTGAAATTGACGCGGAAGAGATGCGCGAGCGCGCCGGGCTGCCCGCGCCGAAATCAGCCGACGCAAAGCTGCTTAAAGTGCCTAGTCAGACTATGGGGCAAAATTCGCCTCAGGAGGCTCTACAGGGGCAAGATGGCCCTCTGGGTCGTAAAAATGGATCACCTGCCCTCTTTGGGGCCTCTTTGCGGGCCGTAGAGGGTGATAAGGCAGACCCTTCGACACGCTCAGGGCAACGGGGGGATGCGCGCGCGGTGGCGTCTGCGGCTGAGCCTGCCGCGCCAGCGGGCATTGATGACCCGATAGCGCGGGCGACCGATGAAGCGCTGGGTGATTGGGATGAGATATTTGACGCGCTGGTTGATCCACTGGTCGAGCAGCTGGCCAGCGCCAGCTCAATCGATCAGGCGCGGGACATGCTTGCAGAGGCGGCGGCGCAGATGCCGGACGCCAAGGTGAGGGAGATGCTGGCGCGGCTTGGCTTTGCCGCTGCGCTGGCGGGGGAGGTTGACGTGGCCTTGGAGCAGGGGAACTCCTGATGGCCGTTCTCGTCAACCTCCCCTTTGCGCAGACCTTTTCCTTCAGCCGGGGCGTTGCTGCGCCTTACCGCAACGCGGGCGGCGTGACGGTGACCGCGCCGCGCGACATTGCGCGCTTTGACCATGACGCCGATGGCAACCGGCTGGGGCTGCTGATTTCATCCGGCACGGGCATGGAGGATCATGACCAGGCACAGGTGCTGGCAGGCGATTGGGAACCGGGCGGCGCTGACCGGCGCGCCACTGTTTTTGTTGAATGGGACGACGGCACAGCGATCCAGCGGCGCGCGCTCTATACGCAGGATGTGCGCGCGACCGTGGACGCTTGCCTGCACATTGAGGGCCATTTGCGCGTGCTGGGGGCCTGCCCTGGGCATTTGGCCAATCGCGGTGGAAGCGTGCGCTACAAGACGGTCGACTGGCCGTTGGGTGACGCGCTTTCCGCCGGAGACGGCTTTGCGCTGGGTGATGATGTGGGTCGCGTGCTGATCGGGAGCCACTAATGGCCGAGCCGACGCCGACCGACATTCCCTATCTCGCGCCTGAAGAGGCAGTGCGGCTCTTTGTGAAAAAGGGCCTCGCGCTCTCATTCGACTGGAAAGATGTGTGGAAGGCCGAACACGGCCGCGCCTTTACCATTGCTAAAATGCTGAATGTCTCGCTGCTGGAAGACGCGCAGGCCATTTTGCTGAAAGGTCTGGCCGACGGCGAAAGCAACCAGCAGATTGCCAAGGCATTGAAGGCGCGGATGCAGGAGGCCGGATGGTGGGGCAAGCAGGTGCAGACAGATCCGCTGACCGGCGAAAAGCAACTGGTGCAACTGGGCTCTGACGCGCGGATCCGCACGATCATCAACACCAATATGCGGACGGCCTATGCGCAGGGCCGCTGGGAGCGCATCCAGCGCACCAAGAAGGCGCTGCCGGTCGACCACCCTTGGTGGGGCACGCATTATCCGCCGTGCGACTGGGGCTGCCGCTGCACCGCAATCAACATGACCAAGGGGCAAGCCGCGCGCCGCGATATGGATGTTGGCGCAGTGCCACCGGCCAACCCGCCGCGCACATGGGTGAACAAGCGCACGGGCGAGGTCAGCACAATCGAGCGCGGAATCGGCGCAGGCTGGGATTATCATGTCGGGCGGTCTCCGCTCGACGGGATCGCGCCGACGCCGCTGAAAGGCTTTGGTCTGGATGAGGCGCAGAGCCTTGCGAGCGCGCATTCAGAGGGCAGCAAGAGCTTTCTCCGGCTGTTCAAGGCCGACGATGACGGCGTGGTGCGGGATGTTGCCGGGTGGCCGCTGCCGATTTCGGCGCGCTGGCTTTCCGGGCTGGACGGCGAAGCGATTGTGGAAGCGTGGGACGCGGGCCGGGCCTTGACCAATCCCGACGAGATCAGGCTTGTCTGGGTGAAAGACAAGAGCGACAGGTTTGTGCTGGTGCGCCGCTATTCCCGGTCGGACGGAGCCGGGGCAACAGTCTGTGACCTGGCTGGACAGTTTTGGCGGTGGCGGCGCGCGAACCGCATTCCGCAATCGTTGCGCGGCGGCGTGACTGTGTGGCGGCGTGAAAAGGCTGGGTAAAAAAGGCCGGGCGCTGACCATCTTGTCAAATTCTACCGGGCCGCTATGCACAAGGGAACGCCCCGCAATCGGCTGGTGACACTTGTCACCTAAGCGCCGTGACTTCCCGCCCCTAAGCCGGTTGCATCATGGCAAAAACCACCGACACACTCACTTGCTGCAGCGCCTTTGCCGCCGACGTTTTTGACGGCGGCGCGGTGCGCAAGATTGTGCAGCTGGTGCCTTATGGCACGTCGCTGACGCGCAATGGCAGTCCTGAGAAAGTCATCCTGACTGACCGCGCCCATGCCGAGCGGGTTGTTGCCGCCTCCGCGCAATATCACAAGGGCGCGCCGGTCGTGGTTGATTATGACCACCAGACTGTCCGCGCGCCTGCTGTGGCGGGCACGGCTCCTGCCGCTGGCTGGATGCGCATTTTTGCCGGTGATGATGGCGTAATGGCTGAGGTTGACTGGGTCGCCGAGGCGAGCGCCGCGCTGGAAGCCAAGAAATACCGGTTCATCTCCCCCTATTTCGGCCACACCAAGGACGGCCGCGTCACCCGCATTATCAACGCCGGGCTGACCAACACGCCAAACCTCGACCTGCTGGCCGTTGCCAGCGCGCTCGGCGGTGACGGCACACCAGCTTCAACTGAAGAGGAAGACACAATGAGTTTGAAAGCAATCGCGTCGGCCCTTGGGCTGGCGGACGATGCGGATGAGGCTGCCGTTCTGGCTGCCATCGCCGCTTCAAGTCAAAAAGGCGACGCGCTGGTCGCAACCGCCTCTGCGCTGGGTGTGACGCTTGGCGATGATCTGACGGCTGTGGCATCCGCCGCAACCGCCCTGAAAGC